CGATAAACATTTATCAGCCGGTCAAATCACCGATAGAAACTAGCAGAGCACTCCGAAGGGAAGCAAGGAGGATGGCACAGCAATGATAGAACCTATTTTTTCGCTGACCAGAAATGGAAAAACACTTATTTTAGACGAACCGGAGTATGGGGTGACCGATTATTCAGGCCTGGAAGCCACGGATTACGATCTGGAAAAAACGGTCAACACCAACTATATCGGGGAACGACTGAAACGAAAGAAGATCTTATCCCGACCGATCTCCATATCTGCTGACTGGCTGGGTCGGGACGAGGAGAAATCAGCGAAACGGCAGGAGCTGATCGCATTCTTCTCCCCGTTTTCTTCCGGAACACTCACGGTCAATTATATGGGAGTGGAGCGCACAATCGAGTACGAAGTGGAGTCTTTCAAGATCAACACAGTGAGCCTGCATGAAACACTGGATTTTCAGGTGGATTTGATCTGTATGGATCCAATGTTCCAGGACGTACTACAGACTGGTGACAGTATTGCTACATGGATTCGTGGATGGAAGTGGAAATTTACACTTCCGTTCAAGATGAAAGAGCGAGGCGAGCCACAGAAAAATATCATCAATACAGGTCACGTGGAAACCCCTGTGGAGATCTACTTTCACGGTCCTGCCGTCAATCCGAGTATCAAAAATATAACGACTGGCGAAACCATCCGGATCATTCGGGAACTCACTACAGATGATGTGTTGTATATCAATACAGGTTTCCGACAGAAAAAAGTAGAGATCATCCGGAACGGCACAAGGACAGATGCTTTTGATTATATCGACCTGTCGTCCCGGTTTTTTTCTCTGCAGGTAGGCGATAACGTGATTGAATACGCTTCTGAGAACGGGCTTGCCCCTCAGAACGTGGAAATCTACTACAAAAACAGGTATTTAGGAGTGTAACATGGAACATTATGGATTTTTTAACGGTGGTACGGAATACGGCCAGGAGGAATTTAATAGATATTTTGACAATATCTACGAATCTGGCATCGCTGCTAACTCTGATCAGAGTCTGCAGTATCCGCTGAGCGTCAGTTCCGGAAAAGTTCGTGTTGGAATTGGTTTCTCCATCATCAGAGGCTTTTTCCACTACAACGATTCTGTGAAAGAACTGACGCTTGCGCCGGATACGAATCTTCCAAAGATTTACAGGATCATTCTGCAGTTGAACATTGCAACAGTATCAGTTTCCCTGGTAACGAGAGCCGGATCCGCAGCGAGTAGCCCGTCTGCTCCGTCCATCACTCGGAACGAGACAGTCTATGAACTGTCACTGGCTCAGTACAAAGTAGACAAAACTGGCGCGATTACTCTAGTCAAAGATGAACGACCAGACGTCAATGTATGTGGAATCATCCGTCCTAAGACGGTCAGCGAGTACGATGCCGCCATGAAAGAGTACCAGCGCAGGTTCGAGGAATGGTTTGCGCGACAGCAGGGAACTGGATGGAGAAATATCTACATTCAGGACACCACACCGGAAAAGGCGGTGAGCGGTAGTATATGGATCGGAGAATAGAGATCAGGTTTTTTGATCAGAATTTAAAGTTTATCGGTGAAGAAGATGCCTACCAGGGACTGGAATTTATCACACGCTGGACAAAATACGGAAGCTTCCAGATCTATGTAGACAAGCTGACCAAACAGATGAAAGTCGGGAATTACATCATGCTGGATAATGACCGGAAAAAGACCGGGATCATCAAGCGGATTGAATGCTCGGAAGAGGAAGAATCCGGCGTTCCGATCACGATCAGCGGGTATACATTGCTCCATCTGTTGACGCAGCGGATCACTTACCCGCCCGCAGGACTGGCATATCACAGTTTTTATGAAAATGCAGAAGATATTATCTGCAGTCTGGTCACAGCAAATGCCGTGGACGCAGCGGATAAAAAGAGAAACATTCCGTATCTGGAAGTAAAGCCGTCCCGGAAACGTGGCGACAAGGTGTATTTTCAGACCAGGTATGAGAATCTGGATGAAGAAGTCACCTCTCTGTGCGAAGCCTCTGGCTTGGGTGTTTGTATTACGATGAATCCGGAAGAACAGAAGCTGGTATTTGAAGTTCTGGAAGGGACAGATCGGTCAGCCAATCAGATGGACCGTCCACCGATGATCTTCAATGTAGACTACGACAATGCGAACAGTCGGGAATTTATCTCTGATACGACAGAGTATAAAAATACGGCGATTGTAGGCGGTCAGGGCGAGGGCGCAGACCGTAAGATCACAACGGTAGGTGATGGAAATACCGGTATGGAGCGGTATGAGATGTTCGTCGATGCAAGGGATATTGAAGATGAGTCGGCACTTCCGGACAGAGGAAAAAGTAAACTGGCAGATTATACCTGCAGTGACACGTACTCTTCTGAAGTGGACGCATCCGGATACCAGACAAAATGGGATCTGGGAGATGTGGTCGTTACGATTGATCATGAATATGGCGTCAATATGAATGAACGTATAGTAGAAGTGACAGAGACCTTTGATGAGAATGGTTATACGGTCGCCCCAACCTTCGGAACCACCCAGAAAACCATTCTGGAGAAGGCTCAGACGTCTACATCTTCCAGTGGTCAGGCTACCGTAGAGGGTATCCGTGGAGCTGATGGAAAGACTCCACGGATGATGATCAACAGCGACGGGCATCTGATTGCAATATATGAAGATTAAGGAGTTATAAGTTATGAGTGTAGTTGACTTAGGAAAGGTAATCGGCCCTCAGGGTCCTGCCGGCCCACAAGGTCCGCAGGGCGTCCAGGGGCCGAAAGGAGAGAAAGGGGCTACCGGGGAACCGTTTCAGATCAAAAAGATTTATAAAAGCGTGTCGGCGATGAATTCCGGATATGCAACAGACGGATTGAGTATCGGTAGCTTCGTCATGATCGACACAGGTAGCGTGCAGGCTGCAGATACCGGAAAACTGTATTGCAAAGGAGAAAAAGCCTACACCTATATTGTAGATCTGTCTGGTGCACAGGGAATCCAGGGACCAAAAGGCGATACGGGACCGCAGGGACCAACAGGCCCCCAGGGTATTCAGGGAATCCAAGGACCAAAAGGTGATACGGGTCCGACGGGACCGCAAGGTCCGAAAGGAGATAAAGGAGAACAGGGCGTTCAGGGACCAGTGGGAAGCACACAGAGTTATATCGTTTTCCAGAAAGAATTTACTGCAACGGAAGGACAGACGGATTTTTCCTGGACAGATTATCAGTTTCCAGTAGGCGTCAATGCTCTGAGTTTGTATATTCTCGGGGTCAGACAGAGCGGAAAAGCATTTACAGAGCATACTGATGGAAAAGGATTTAAGCTGAAAAATGCTCTTTCGGCGGGAGATTATGTGTTTGTCGAAGGCTACCAGATGGTGGTCGACCTGCAGGGACCGAAAGGAGATACCGGAGCGCAGGGGCCAAAGGGGGAAAAGGGCGATACCGGAGCAAAAGGAGCTACAGGAGCCACAGGCCCACAAGGTCCAACGGGAGCTGTCGGTCCGCAAGGCCCCAAGGGTCTCCAAGGAGAAAAAGGAGCCACCGGTGCTACAGGTCCACAGGGAAAGACAGGTCCAACTGGAACACGTGGCAGTCGCTGGAATCAGGGAACTGCGATTACCGGTACATCCACAACTGCAACAGTATTTACAGGAAGTGGAATCACAGATGCATTGGTGAATGATAATTACTTAAACACATCTACCGGAAATACGTATCGCTGTACAGTTTCTGGAAATGCATCCGCGGCAAAGTGGGTGTATACAGGATGTATCAAAGGCTTGACTGGGGCGAAAGGTGCGACGGGAGCGATTGGACCAACAGGTCCCCGAGGGCCACAAGGCGAGAAAGGCGACACTGGCGCCACAGGTCCGCAGGGGAAAACAGGTGCTACGGGTCCTCAGGGTCCACGAGGAGTGAAAGGCGACAGCCCAACGTTCCAGATTGACGACAATGGACATCTGATTGCTGTCTACCCATAGGAGGTAATCTGATGAGTACGAGAGTTGACTTGGGAAGTGTAATCGGACCTAAAGGAGCAACGGGTGCAAGAGGAGCAACGGGAGCGACTGGGCCACAGGGACCAAAAGGTGATACAGGAGCGACTGGTCCAACCGGTCCACAGGGACCTAAGGGCGATACAGGAGCTGCAGGTGCGAAAGGAGCAACAGGTGCTACCGGGCTTAAAGCGTTACAGCCCAAAAGGAACTGGACAGGAACGTTTTCGACGGTTGGAGCGACCGGAGTTACGGGGACATCAGATTTTAATCGAACGCCCGTAGTTGGTGATACGTTCATGAATATTGATGGTGGGTCAAACACGGGAACCTGGCAGATTACCGCGGTGGCTAATGGACAGGCTACCTTTAAATTGTTATCTTTTGTAAATAGTAAAGGAGCCAAAGGAGATAAAGGGGCAACGGGAGCAACCGGACCAAAAGGCGCTACTGGACCAACAGGACCACAAGGACCGACCGGTCCGAAGGGCGACAGAGGCGCCACCGGAGCAACCGGACCGAAGGGTGCTGATGGAACAAAGATATATGTTCAGAGTAGCGCCCCAACCGGAGTTGCTTCAGGAACAGTATGGATAGGATAAGGAGAGAAAAGATGAATATTCTTAGAAAAGCATTTAAAATTTTTGACGGATCATCCTGGAACGAATATCATTTGAAGACGGACAGTAAACAGGTAATTCATACAAAAGCGGATGGAACAGATACGACTGTGGAGGAGCAGCTTCTTGCGCTAAACTCCACTTTAACTGGTGCAATAAGCACAAAAACATATTCAATGACGTTAACGGCGAACAACTATGTGCCACCATTTAGTATGTTTGGTG